ATTACACAATATGAAAACAAACTGTTGGCTGCTGGTATTGCTCAACAAGACCTTGCGAAGACATTTGAAACTCTTAGAGGTGTTGCTGCGGCCAACAGAACCGAGTTTGGTGCTACTGTTGACCTTTTCTCAAAACTGCAAGCGTCAAGTTCAAGTCTTGGGCTAACACAAGAAGGCGTTGTAGAAAGTTTAACCAACTTCCAAATTGCTCTAAAGGCTGCTGGTGCTGATGCTGCTACTGCTGATGCTGCTATCTACCAATTTGGTCAAGCAATGGCCAGTGGAACACTACAAGGTGATGAATTCCGTTCATTGATGGAAGCAATGGGCACAAGTATGGCAAAGGTTGCCAGTGATGCTGGCATGACTTCAGCAGAACTAAAAGCAATGGCCAGTTCAGGTGAATTAACTGCTCCAGTGTTCTTGAAAATGTTGAACGCCAGCACCAGTCTACAAGCCAGTTTTGAAGCAATGCAACCTACTATTGCTGAACTTGAAACGGCACTTTCCACAGCCTTCGTTGATGCCGCTGCTGAACTATCTGACGTAACTGGTTTAACAGATGCCTATGCAGGATCTTTAGAAGGTCTTACAAGAACCCTACAAGAAATTGCTGGAACCACACCAGCAATTTTTGATGAAGACAGCGTTACTATTTTAGAAAAAGCCCGTGACGGAACCTATAGTTACAGTGCTGCCTTAAAAGAATTAAACTACGATCTTGAAAACTTCCAAGGCTTGATGAATCTATTCACTGGCAATATGGTATTCGAAGAAGATCAAGTTAGACTAGATGCTCTAAGAGCCGCAATTGCAGAATTAAAACTATTACAAGAAGAAAGTAAAAAGGCAGCCGAAGCCGCTGCTGCCGAAGCAGAAGCAAGAAAGGCTGCACTTGGACCATTAGAAGAAGTAATTGCTAGAACAAAAGAATATGCAAATGCCAACGCTGAGAGCACTAGTAAACTAGATGGATTGATTGCTCAACAAGAACAAGTAAAAGAAGACATTGATGCTCTTAATGCTGCTCTTGGAACTGGTGCTGAACAATATGTTAACCTCAATGCTGAAATTGCTGCGGCTGAAGAACGCCATGCTGCTCTTGGTATAGAAATTGAAAAAGTAAGACAACAAACCGAGGGAATGACACTAGGAAATTACTTTGCTGATCTTATTGCCAACAGTGAAGAAGCAGTCCAAAGAACTGAATTGGCAAAGTATGCTCTTGAAGATCTCGATCTTGCATTAAAAAACGGTGCTATCAGTCAAGAAGTTTATAATGTTGCATTGGAAACTGTTAATTCATCCTTGGGTATTGCTGCTGAACAAACACAGACCTATGCCGATTACTGGAAAAATTTACAAGAAACAATTGCTCAGACCACACTTGATCAACAATACAGTGTAGAAGCATTTGCAGAACTAAAATCACAGTTTGACTCGGGTGCAATATCCATTGAACAGTTCAAGGCCGGACTTGATGCTCTTGGCATGAGTTTAAATGAAGCAGGCTATAGCACTCTTGCTTATGGTGACTATCTAAAGAATCTACAAAGCACTGTTGAAGAAACACTGGCTATGGATGGTTTCAAACAACAGGCTCTAACTGATCTAAAAGCACAACTAGATGCTGGCACTATGAGTATTCAAGAATAATATGCTTATATGCGAGCAATGGGAGAAACAAAAAGCGTCTAGCCGATACTGTTGACGATTTCAAATCATCGGCTGGTGATAGACTGCAAAGAGAAAAAGATCAAGCAGAACTACAAGGATTAACCGGACTTCGTAGAGAACTACGCGGCATTGAACTTGAAGAACAAAGACTTGCTGAAAGTGCTAAAAAGCGTATTGCTGAACAATTCCCAGATGGTGTTAACAGTCAACAACAGATACAAGCCATCAAAGAAATTGATCGTGCAATGAAGGAATCAATTCAATCAAGATCAGAACTTGCTGAAGAAATCTACAACCAACAAAGAACATTCAGTTACGGTTGGCAAAAGGCCTTTGAAGAATATGCAGATGATGCTGGCAATGCTGCAAAGACAGCACAAAAGGTTTTCCAACAAACCACTAGAGGCATGGAAGATGCTATTGTAGGATTTGCCAAGACCGGTAAGTTTGAATGGAAAAGTTTTGTTGCTGATATTGCTGAAACCATTCTTCGTGCCAATGTTCAGAAATTGATTGCTGGATTGTTTGGTGGAGCAATGCCAGGTGGTAATCAAGGATACGGATACGGCAATCAAGGGCAAAGCAGTGGCGGTGGCTTCCTAGGAGATCTATTCGGTGGCTTCTTTGCAACCGGCGGTATGATTCCTCCAGGACGCTTTGGTATTGTAGGTGAATCAGGTCCAGAATATGTATCAGGTCCAGCAAACGTAACACCAATTGGTTCAACTCAAGTAACATATAATATCAATGCTGTGGATGCTGCTAGTTTCCGTCAATTGGTTGCAAGAGATCCAGCATTTATTCACGCAGTGGCACAACAAGGTGCTAGAACAATTCCAGGGAGTAGAAGATAATGTCATTTCAATTCGTAATTGACAACGCAGAAACCATGGGAGTGAGTCGTCGCCCAGTGGTTGCATCAACCTTAACAAGAAGCGGCCTTGTTAGAACTGTAAGCCGTGGAAACAGTCTGTGGCGTTTCACAGTTAGATTACCAGATGGACCACGTTGGACTGACTATCGTCCATATATAACTGCAATAGAAAAGAGTGACAGATTTGTCGCCGAAGATATACAGTTTAACAATAGTGGATACGATTGGATGTTTGCTTACCAAGGTGATTTTGCCAATATCAGTGGAACAGTAACAGTAACAATTCCATCACCACGAACAAATACTGTTACAATTGCCAGTGCTCCAACTTTGGCCTCAGGATACAGATTTAGAAAAGGTGATCTAATACAACTTACCTATCCAGGCCCAGTTTACGTTATCACTGAAGATGTAGCATACAATCAAAACACCATCACACTACATAGACCAATATTGGATCCTACTTCAGGTGTGGTAACTGCTAGAATTGGTGAAAACTGTATCTTTAGTCTTCAAATGATTGAATTTCCACAGTGGAGTTTCATTGCTAGAGATCAAATTGGTTGGAGTGGAGACTTTGTATTCCAGGAGGCAGTAACTTGGTCGATATAAGTGAAAATTCAATTCAAACCAGTTTACTTTGTAGAATATCAGTTGCAAACTATCGAGTGAATCTAGAAGACACACCAGAGCCTGTAGAATTAACATTCAGTGATGATTATAGAATTATTGAATACGATGGTTATGATTATTTGCCCTTGGGTAACTTTGTAGGCATTACAACCAGCCGCAGTGAGATCCGTGGATCCGGTGACAGTGTTACTGTTACTATCTCAGGTATTCCAGATGATCGTGTTAGAGAAATCATCAACAGTGATATCAAAGGCAGTTTTGTTCGAGTATACAGAGGACTGTATAATCCATTAGATGGTGATCCAGACTTAATTGACGGCACCAACGTTGTTGGAAGATTCTTTGGTAGAGTAGATACCTACAACATCAATGAAGAACTCAACAACCTTGATCTTGAAGGAACATTTACCATCAACCTAGAGTGCAGTAGTTTGGTCACTGTTCGCAATCGATTTGTCAATGGACGCAGAACCAACCCAATTGATCAAAAGTTTTTAACCAACAATCAAGATGTTTCCTTTGATCGTATACCAACTCTACAACAGAGTAACTTTGTGTTTGGAGCCCCTAAATGAGTTTCTTAAGCGGCGTATTTGATTTCCTTGGAGGATTGTTTAAATCCAAAACCGGCGGTGGCAACAGTCTTGGCAAAACTTTATTGCAAACTGTTGTGGCTGGTTATGCCTTAAATAAATTAACCAAGAGCATACAACGTGACAACAACAACGCCGGAGGCAGTTCAGCACCAGAACAACCTAAAGTGGATCCGGGTGTTAGATTGCAGTTGGATCCTGATACGGAAACCAAAATACCAGTTGTGTATGGCCGAGCATATCTCAGTGGAAAGATCATTGATGTTGCATTAACTGAAAACAATACTGTATTGTCAGTTTGCTTTGTGCTTTGTGAACAAACAGGAAACCTAATCAACGGAACCCCCAGTGTAATAAGTTTTAAAAATATCTACATGGATGGATTTAAATTAAACTTTGCTACTTCAGGACCCACTGCTGGTATCTTTGTTGCCAGCACCACAGACACCAATGGTGCAGTAGATACTAGACTGGCCAACAAGGTTGCAGTATTCTGCTACAATGGCAATAGCAGTAAATTTACAGTGCCCTCAGGTTATACCAATGCTACAATTGCTGATGCAAGAGTAAACTTTCCTGGATGGACTGACAATCATTTTATGGCAGGCTTGGTATTTGCTTTCTGTCAAATTGCTTACAATCCCAATATCGGATTAAGTGGCATTCCTAACTTTGTGTTTGAATTAGAAAACACTTTGAGCAAACCCGGTGATGTTCTTTATGACTACATGACAAATACCATATATGGTGCTGCTATTCCACAAGGGGACATTTACATACAATGAAAAGTTTAGAAGAATTAAATGGATACAGTGATCAAGAGGTTGAATACACCGATGAAAGACCTGTAGGAGTTCTATTTGATAGAGCCACACCAACAAACCAAACATTGTTGATCAATGAAAACCAAACACATACCTTGCCACGTGGCATTGAAATAACTGACATCATTGATTATGCAGCCGCTGAAGTTTATCTTACATTGGATTTCACTGACATTGAATCGGATGATTCAACAACCATCGACACTATAAGCATTGATGATACAGATTTTCCTGAGCATATGTTCGTTGAACTTGATTCATATAGTGCTTTTAGAATCGGTCCTCTGCACAGTGTTGCTGATTGGATAACTGCTGTTTCAGCAACTATTCAATTGCCATTTAGATACAGTGGAACTTTTGTTTACACTGCAACCATTGAATATTTTGACCAGTTTGAAGATGAACAATCGGTTGCCTGGTCAGTGAACACCACTGTTAATGCTATTGAATATCTGTCTGCTCCAGCACCATTTGTTTATACTCCAAGATCCACACAAACAATTTCCACTGTGGCAATTGATGCTGATACCAGCACATTCAATCCAGTTTGGACACTAACTATTACTCCAAGTTCAACTGCTCCTATAACCACTGCCACTTCCACTGGCATAGGTGGGTCATTTGCTTTTAATGCAACCACAAAGGTTATTACCATCACTGGTAACAAAACACAGGTCAACAGTCACCTGTCAAACATCAGTGTAACCTTCAGTGAATTCAACCCAGACTTTACTTTTGTGTTTAACTTGTCAAACAGTTTAAATGACACAGTTGATATACAAGTCCAACAAATAGTTAACAATCAATTGATAGCATTTGTGGCATCAACTGCAACAGTAAGTGCAAATGGTATGAAGTTGAAACTTGCTGCGGCTGCTATTTCTGCTAATGCCACTATGACTACAATTAACAGTAGAATTAGAAATCAGTCTGCGGCACCTGGTGTTGTTGCCAGTGTTGTTATCACAGATGCAGTTCTTGATGCAGTGTTATTAAGTGATCCAGGTGCTGATGATGAATTCTATGTTAACAAAGAGTTCTTTGTTAGTGCTCCAAGTCTAACTGTTAACAACTCTATTGATGGAAATTTCACTGTTGTTATATATGATCCTGATCAAGCAATTCAAACCATCACAACCCAGGGCAGTAGCGGAACTGTTACAGTTTCAAGCCCTACATCAGGCAATGGTTATCGTATAATGGAAATTGTTGGTAGTGTGGCACAAATCAACAGTCACCTTGATACATTAGCAGTAAAAAGTAAAACCACAAGATCCAGTGATTTTACTATTCAATACATTGCTACTTTCGGTGTAAATGGTTATTACTACAACGTTTCTCATAGCATCAATTATGTTCCAGACTTCTTGTATGTAGAAAGTTGGCCAGAAGACAGTGCTCCGCCAATTCCTACTTGGTTAGGAAGAATTTATCTCAGCAATACCACCAACAGCATCTTTGGAGATTCAAAAGCATCCAACACTAGACAGTTTGCTTTTACTCCAAATGATCCTGATTACACAAACTTGTCAATAACATTAACTGCTAGCCAAGGTAAATTTTATAATAAGAATACCAGTGAATACGATAATCCTTTAACATTTTCAGGAACCTACAGCACTCTTGAAGATCTAATGACAGATATTGATTATTATCCACCGTATAACCACACAGGCAATATCACTGTTTCATTTACTTCAACCAAGGATGGAGTAGCAGGACAGAGTGGATCGTTTGCAATTACACGCACCGGTGCCGGAACTTATTCAGGATCGACAGTTTCATTGCAGAGTCCAGGTGCATTTAGTTGGACACCAACACCTTCTGATTTAGAATATGGAAAACTAAATTATGCTATTGTTGGTGGTGGTGGTGGCGGTAGTTATCGCCGAGGATCATATATTACCAATCCAATAACATTTACATTAAATGGCGGAGTAGGTTTATCAACCACTGAAAAGAAATTTGGCAATGCCAGCATTTATTTTGATGGAACCAATGATCAACTTTCAAGCCAAACACCCGATCTTAATTTAGGATTGGTGAATGACAAGTCATTTGATTTTTGGATTAGACCTGACGATGTTGTTGGAAACAAGACTTTAGTTGAATTTAAATCAACTTCCAACAGTAGCAGTATTAAAATTTTCCAAGATGGGGCATTAATTAAAGTTACAGCCACAGGAAATACAGGTGGAACCTATAATTTAGCATCATCTGCTATTACTGCAGGAACATGGACTCATATTGCTTATCAACATCAAGAAGACAACACTATCAGTAATCGTAGAGCAATCTTATTCATAAATGGAACACGAGTTGATGAAATAATAAGTGCTACAGATATCAATGTCAGCATCACTAGTATTGCAGCATCATTGTCAATTGGTGCAAATGTCAACGGAACTAATTTTTATAAAGGTTACATGGATGAATTTAGAATAAGCATTGATCCATATTTAAATTCCAGCGGTTTTACTGCTCCTACCAGTGAATACACATTTGCTGATCCAGTGGATGTGAATACAATATTCATTCATGCAAATATAATTGCTGGTGAACCATCGTGGACTCCAGTGGATACATTCCTTGGAGAAACTCAGTCAGGTCATGGTGGCGGTGGTGGCGAAGTTGAACATCTAGCCGATCAGACGCTGATTAATAAAACCTATACTGGCACTGTTGGAGCCGCCGGAGTAAATGGATATAACATATAC